TTCTATTTCTTTTACTCCTTTTGTACTTGAAATAGAATAAGAAGAACCTATATATCCTCCTGTAAAAAAATCATTAGTTGATATTGTCAATTGAGTCTCACTATCTACACTTACTACAAAAGCACTTCCTCCAGAATATAACTCTCCTCCTGTAGTATTTACTATTAACTGACCTGCAGCTACTTGACCTCCAGATACAAAATTTGCAGAAGTATCTATTAAAGTGTTTCCTGTCGAACCAAAAGTTAATGTACCTGTTGCTGTGATATTTGGATAATAGTTTATTTTATCTATTAAATAGTAATCATTAGGTAAATCAAATAAATTTATACCTACATTAATTAATCCTTTAGTAGAAGAAAAACTATCTATTACTTCAATTAAACCTTTTACTAGATCAGCATATTCGCTTCCAGAAATTCTTTTGTTTTGTTTTACTATCTGTGAATTATATTGATAGAAGTAATCTTCAAATAAATCTAACTGTGCTTGTTTTGCGTATAGGTTGAAATCATTTGGAGTAATATATCCAAAATTATTTTTATTTACAATAGAAAGAACAGTTGCTCTGACTGTATTTATTAATGATGCCATTCTTTATTTTTCTTTGAACAAAGATACAAAAAAAAAAGAGGCCTCATTTCTGAAAGCCTCTTCTTGTTTAACACCTATTTAGGTTTGTTTTTAATCTATTTTATCTTCTAATATTCTTAGAACTTCTAAGCCTTCATCACTTTGAAGAAATGATGCTAAAATAAATAAAGGATCTTCACCATAAGGAACTGTAAGTAATTTCTTTTTGTTTCCTTTTAAGTTATAATAAACATCTTTTTTATTTTTTAACAATAATAAACCTTCACTGAAAAATTTAGAACATTTGTTTTGAAGAGATAATAAAGGGTCGTTAATAGACTCTAAAAAATCCTCAGGATATCTACTCGCAAACAATCTAACATCACGCTTTAATTCTGCAGACGTCATTCTATCTACTTTCACGCCCATTACTACTCTAGCTATTGTTTCTAACATTTCAATATCTAATTCTTTAGCTGCAATCATTGCGTCTAAAGCTAAATCCATGCTATCTACATCTACACTAGCGTCTTTTTCTTTATCAACTTCAATAAAATCATTCCCATTTCCAGGATGATGTGCTAGAAATTTTTGTAAAATTTGGTTTTGTTTTGGAACTCTTAAAAATCCATCTTCAAAAATAATTGGTTCTAAAAGAACATTTCCATCTTGCTCATCTTCAAAAATAGTTTTTTGATTCTTAGCATATCGCATAGATCTGTTTTGTCCAGTTTCTTCGTCAAAATAAAGTAAACTACTTCTTTTAGTATTTCTTGATGGAATTGTGTAGCTCAATGGAGCTTTGTCTCTGGTGAGTTTGTAGCTTTTGTCAACAAAAGCCTCTTTGTTTTTTTTCATTTGATATAATTTAAATTTAATAAATATAAAAGAGAGTAAGTCAGGTTGCAGCTGACCTACCCTCTTTAATTAATCCTTTATCTATTTAAAGATAAAGAAGTTGTTAGCACCTAAAGTACATAAAGCTCTTTCAGATAAGAAGTTTACTTCCATAGCATCTAAGCTAGAAGTAGAAGCTCCACCTGCTGAACCTGTAATCCAAGTCTTATAACGTCTGTCTTCAGTTTCTGAAGCTCTATAACGAACGTGTAAGAATGGTCTCTTAGCGTTTTTACCAAGAACTTGATCGTAAACTGTAGTAGAACCTGCAGGAACTAATACTCCGTTTACAGCACCACCTACAATATCACCACGCATAGTTGGATCGTTTAAGTATTTCCAGTCTGTTTTGTAGAAGTCATAACCTCTTCGGAATCCAGAGAATCCTAAGTTTAAAGCCATTTCTTCATCATTGTCAAAAAGACCAAATGAAGTACCACCTGCATATCCTGCATTTTGAGCAGCTAACATATCGTCAATATCAAATCCAAACTCACGATTCACAAAAAGAACATTCTCTTCAATAGAACCTTGCTTGTCTAGTCTTTGAATGATAGCGTCAAAATCTCCAAGAGTTGTTGGGTTACCACCACTCCATACATTTCCTCGCTCTTCAACAACATAGAAAAGACCTTCTGATCCTTTGTTACCTACGCCTGATGCAACTCCTTCAACAATTGCCGCTGCTCCTGAACCACCTTCTGCTGGTACTGCTTCAACCATTGCTGTTTCTAAATAATCTTCAAAACGTAAACGAGTTTCATGCTCTGATTTTAAATACCATAAGAAACCAGTTGCTCCGTTTTCAGTAGTAACCTCAATCCATCCAATTTGAGCCATGTCAGAACCACTTACTGCGTAGTGATCTTTAATGATAATTGGTGAGTTAGAGAAAATGCTATCATCAGCTTCTAACTGCCCTTGCATTCCAACAGATCCCTTTTGGAATTCTGAACCATAAATAAATAGAGAACATACTACTCCTGCAGCAACGCCTTGACCTGCTAATTCATAATAAGCAACATCAATTGTTCCGTTAGCAATATCAACTGCAGTAACAATAGCTTTGTTACTAAGAGTTGAAGCTGCTGTACTGTCAGAAATCATAATTGTTTGACCAACTCTAATTGCAATAGCGCCAGTTCCTGGAACTAAAACATCTCCAATTGTTAAAGTAGCAGTTCCTGCTCCTGCTGCTGCTGCTGAAGTAACATCTGTATACTTCGTGTGTAGTCTTCCTTGCTCTGCCCATTTAATAAGGTCTGAGTTAGAAGGCATTTCAGCGCCTACCATTCTTAAGAATGATGCTACTGTTCTGTTTCCATAACGTTCGAATTCTTTTTCATAAGTATCTGGAAGATACTGATTTAAGAAATCAAAGTTAGTAATGTAATTTGTCTGTAATAAAACCTGTTCTGAACTTGGTTGTAAGTCAAACCCAGGTACTGCATCTACTGCCATAATTTTTGTTTTTTAGATAACACTGAGTGTTAATTATTTTTATTTTTTACTTCTAATTTTCAATCCTCTACCACTTGAGTCTGAAACTTGACGAGCCTTAAAGCCTGTATCTCCAATCGCTTGAGGAGCTTGCCTAGTCGACATGTTAATGTTTTTACTTTTTTTAGAAACATCACTTATCGCATCTGCTTTCCCTTGGTCATAAAAATAACTAGCAAACTTTTGAGGATTCATTGCAGCACTTAAAGCTGTATGCCATCCCTTTGCATCACTTATTAAACCATCTTCACCAACATACCTGCCGACTAGATTATTTAAATCACTTTGCTTTGTCTTCATTTCAGTAACATCACCATAAGAATAATTTACAATTTTATCTCCAACATTAAACTCAAAACCTTTGAATTCTGGATTAAAAACTTCATTTGTCTTTTTTACAAAAAAATCATTTTTCTTTGCATTGGCTTCTTCAGCTGATTTAGAATTTTTAATATAACTTCTATATGCTTCAACTTCTCTCTCCTGTTCTTCAGAAAAAGAACTCCCACTTGACTCAAGAGGAACTCTGTATTTTTCTTTTAAATCGTTAAGATATGTTTTAGCTTTTGAAAGTTCTCTTTTTTTAGCAATATTCTTTTTCTTTATTTCTTTTTCATCATCAATGTCTTCATCATATGAAAACTTTTCATCCATTAAATAATGAATGTCTTCACTATCTAAATCAGATTCAGTTAAAGAATAGTACTCTGCTAACACTTGTTCGTCATCTAAATCATCGTATTGTTTATTTACTTTTACGAAATCTTCAAAACCACGCCCTGTGTTCTTTTTATAATCTAAATATTTAGACACCTCTTCTGGCAAATCATTTGTCTCTTCTCTTTGAGCAAACAAATCATCAACAGATGAAATATCTTTATTATATCTATTTTTAATATATGAAAGAACGTCTTCGTCTTTTATAGTTGGACTTTCAACTGCCAATTCTTCGGCTTCTTGTTCTAAAGGTTGCTCTTCAACAACATCATTAGGTTTATCGTTAAACTCAGCTTCATGCTTTTGTAATAACTTCTCTTCTACTTCCTGTACAGATTTTTCCGCTACAGAATCTAGTGATTTTACTTTAATTTCCATTTGATTTAATTTTTTACAAAGTTAATATTTAATTTAATAAAGTATTTAAGGTTTATCTAGGTTCAAATTCAGCTAAATCAAAACCATCTAAACTATCTTCATTTGATTCAAAAGTTACAGGAGCTAAGTTGTTTTTTCTTTGTTCTATTAATTTTGATTGCTCTGTGTTAGCTTGACTTATTCTTTTAGACTTAGCTTCTTCACGTTGATTTTCTCTTATTTTCAACCCCTCAATTTCAACACCTTTTAATTTCATTTGTAACTCAAACTCTAGTTGCATTAACTCAGCTTTTATAGCAGCCTCTCCCTTCATTTTTTCTATTGAAAAAGTTGCTTTTCCTTTCTCAATTTCCATAGAAGCTTGAGTTTCCATTTGTAATTTTTGCATTGCTGTTTGAGCTGCCAGTTGTTGTGACTGCATATTTATCTGACCTTGTTGTTGGGCAGCAGCAGCTTTTGCTTGTTTCTCAGAATCTTCTTTTGCTTTACGTCTAACTTTAAGCATCTGATTAGCAAGTTTAACATTTCTTATTTCTCTAATGTCAATTGCATCTTCTAAGTTTATACTATCCCTGCTTAAAGCGGTTTGTATATTTTGCTCTAAAAGTTTTTGTTCCTCTTCATCTGGAGCTACTTCTATGAAGATACCAAAATCACTTAAATATAATTCAGATATTTCTTCTAAAATTCCAACATTATACTTACCTACCTGATTAATAAATTCTTCTCTAAAATCTGCATACTCTAACAAATCAGCTACTCTACTAGATAATGCTGTACAAAGCCTTTCTGTCATTCCTATTCCAGAGTCTAATATGTGTCTAGTTGCAGTATTACTACTTAAAGCTGCTAGTTTTTGAAGACCGACTAAAGAATAAGAATCTGGTGTTGCTCCATCTCTAGCTTCATTTAAACCTGTTACATCTCTAAGCATAGACATATAATGATTATACGTACCTACAAGACTTTGTATTTTTCCTTGCCCTGAACTACTGTTCAATTGTTGAATAGGTACTTTTGCTTGATTATAATCTCCATCTTGAGTATAACTTCTACCAATAACACTTCCTGTTTGGAAAAACATTCTAAGTGCATCTTCTGGATTGTATGCTTGACCTGTTCCTAAATCTACTTCACTTAATCCATCAGCATCTATGTAAACACCATCTGGTACAACTCTTGAAATAACTTGTTGTAATTTTAAATGCGTCATTTGAATTAGATCAGCAAATGTAATCATTCTTCGTACTAAAGATTCTAAAACTCCTTTATACATTCTTGGAGCAGCAGCTAAAAACTCTGGATACACTTCTTGTGATGCAGAAGCTGGTCTAGCCATGTTCTCAGCCATCTCCCATTTAAGCATAATACTTGTGCCCATAATCATAACTCCCTCATACCAAACATCAATTGTTTTAGATACTTTTTCATAATTACCTTCATCTTGCATTTCTGGAGTTGGATTAAAGCTGTCATCTTTTTCAATAACCTTTGAAGCTCCTGATGAATTTGTTTTTTTCTTATAAGTAAATGTATGGGTTGTTTTATAATTAAAGAATAAAACAGTGGCACTGTCTTTACTGAATAAACTATTATTGTAATACTGTGCTGTATTATTGTAATCATACCAACTTTGACTATATTTTGATATTTCTTCCATATCAACCCTAGTTAAACTTGTGTCAATTTTAAGCAATTCACTTATTGGTAAAGTTTTAATTTCACCCCAATAAAAACAATCTTTAAAATAAGGGTCTTCTGTATAACTATAAACTACATTTGCAGGATCAACATATTCAACTTCAATTCCTGAACCAGGTTTAAAACTATGTTTGCACATTTGAATACCTAAGACCATTTGGTCATAGTAAAGTCTTTTTTGCAAATCATGGTATCTGCTTTCAGCTAAAACGGTATTTATTGCTTCTTCCTCTGCAATTTCAATAGATGGCTTGTATTTTAATTGCATATGCAAAGCAAGCTGCTCATCGTTTTCAGGAACTTCTTCAGCACTCATTCGAAAAGTATTGACATTAAAATCTTTTTGAACTTGCTTCATTAGATCTTTAGAGATCATATCTTTTTCTAGTTGTCTTTGATATTTACTTTTTTTATCAAGAGACATACCATCCTGGGCATAAGCGTTAATTTTAAATACTCTGTCAGCCATTCCATTAACAACTATGTCCACAAACTTTGGTATAATTGGGACAGGAGTCCAGTCTAAATTTAAATAACTTAAATCCCCATCAATTGCTAATTCATTTTTATATTTAGCTATTGACTGCTCTCCACGAGCATATAATCGAAGTCTATGAAAGTCAGCCCATTGATTATAAAACCTACTTTGTCCTCCGTCTTTTCTGAACCACTCATATTGAATGGCTTGTCCTATTTGCAATCCAAACTCAACGCTGTCTTTTTCTTTGTCAGACACGAATTGACTTGGGAAACCCTGAGGGTTTATTGCTATTTTTACATCCTCCATTTATTTTATAATTTGGCTATAACTTCCCTTATTGTCATATCTTGCAAAGTTAAGTTTTATTTTTGATTTATTTTTAATGGGCTGGTAAAGGTTCTTCTGTATAGCCATGATAGCTAAACCAGAACTAATTGAAGCATCAAACTTTGTTCTTTTGTTTATATCAAACCTAGCCCAATCTTCTAAAGTTCT